ATCATCGCCAAGTTGGGATAAGAAGCGAATACCTAAAAAATTAATTTTGGGTACAGGTCATGTTAAGTTTTTCTATGACAAAGGACTGTATCTGTACAAAAGATACCAACAAATACAAACAGAATTAAACAAAAGAAACTATAACTTAGACGCGACACGCGTATTTAAAGTGATACAATTTCCAACAGATTATTATAATGATTGGAAACCTACTGATAGAGATCGATCTATCATAAGAGAACGAATCGAAGAAAGAATAAAACAGAAACCAAATTGGTATAGACACAATGGCAAACCTCTGTTATAATAAACTATACACAAAAATTACATTATGCATTACTACACAAACATTAAACGATACAAAGACTTAATACTCGCGAGAGGTGTTAAGAACGGTGAGAAGTACATTAAGAGATTAAAGTATGAACCGACTTTGTATATTCCGACTAACAAAGAAACACCTCATAAATCAATATCGGGTGAGTTCTTACAATCAAAGAAATTCAGTTCACCGAGTCAAGCGAGACATTGGAAGAAACAATACGATAACACGGGTATTGATATTCATGGTCTTGAACAATGGGAATACACTTATATCGCTGAGACATATCCTTCTGATATAGACTTCGATATTAAGAGTATCAATATCCTAAACATTGATATTGAGTGTGAATGTGAAGGTGGATTTCCTGAACCAACTGAAGCGATAGAAAGAGTCAACGCGATTACCATGAAACTCTTTGGACATAAAGAAACTCATGTAATCGGTATTGATAACTTTGATTACAAGAATGATGATCCTAATGTGATCTATCATAAGACAAGACACGAAAAAGAACTACTCTTAGAGTTTATGAGAATATGGGATGAACTAGAACCCGACATTGTTACAGGTTGGAATGTAGAAACATTTGATATCGCGTATCTTGTTAATCGTATCTGGAAACTTTTTGATTGGGATACAGTTCGAAAGTTATCACCCCACGAATTAATTACATCAAGAGAATGGTTGTATATGGGTCAGAAGAAAATGATTTCATACAACATAGCAGGTATAGCGATTCTTGATTATCTTGAAATGTATAAGAAGTTTACATACATTACAAGAGAAACATATCGATTGGACCACATAGCAGAAGTCGAATTGGGTAAGAATAAAATTGATTACTCAGAGTTCGGAGCGATGCATCTATTCTACAGAAATGATTATCAAAAATTCTTAGATTATAATATCAGAGATACAGAACTTGTTGAACAACTAGACGATAAACTACAACTCATGGAGTTAGTTATCACTATGGCATATCAAGCGAAGTGTAACTTCGAAGATGTATTTGGTTCAGTTCGATACTGGGATTTAGTTATTTACAATTTCTTAAAGAAACGGGGTATGGTTCCACCACCGAAGAAGATGTCTCAAGATTCGAGAATAATCGGAGCGTATGTAAAAGAACCTCAAGTAGGACAACATAAATGGGTAATGTCTTTTGACTTAAACAGTTTGTATCCTCATTTGATCATGCAGTACAACATGAGTCCTGATACTTATCAGAAGAAAATATTCAATCAAGATATTAGTGTTAAGAAGTTACTAGAAGGTGAAGTTGATCTCAGTATGTTAAACAATACAACGGTCACACCAAACGGAGCTTTATTCAGAACTGATAAACAAGGGTTTCTACCCGAACTCTTAGAAGAAATGTATGATCAGAGAGTCTTGTTCAAGAACAAGATGATTAATAAACAGAAAGAATTAGAAACTATTGACAAGAATGATTTAGTCAAAAGAAAAGAATGTGAGTACGAGATTGTCAAGTATCATAATAATCAAATGGTTAGAAAGATTGCACTCAACAGTTGTTATGGAGCTTTAGGTAATCAGTATTTCAGATACTTCAACAGAGAGATCGCGGAAGGTATTACTACTTCGGGTCAGTTGAGTATCAAGTGGGTAGAAAGAGCTGTCAACCAATTTCTTAATAAACTACTTGAGACCGATAAAGATTATGTTGTCGCGATTGATACAGATTCAATCTATGTAACATTTGAGGATTTGGTAGACAGATTGAATCCCAAGAATCCTGTACAGTTTCTTGATACTATAGCGAAAGAAAAACTAGAACCTATGATTAATGAATCGTATGAAGAACTAGCTTCGTATACAAACGCTTATCAGAACAAAATGGAAATGGGTCGAGAGGTCATAGCAGACAAAGGTATATGGACAGCAAAGAAAAGATATATTCTTAATGTTCATGATTCAGAAGGTGTAAGATTTAAAACACCAAAACTAAAAATGATGGGTATCGAGACAGCGAAGTCTTCAACACCAATGTGGTGTAGAAAGAAACTAGAAGAAGGTATTCGTACATTGATGAATGGTACAGAGAATGATGTACATGAATTTATTGAATCATCACGATTAGAATTTAACAAGTTACCAATAGAAGAAGTTTCATTTCCTCGAGGAGTGAGTGACATTAAAAAATATTATAACGCAGCTTCTATCTATAACAAAGGTACACCAATTCATGTACGAGGGTCACTACTTTACAATAACTATTTGTATAAATACAATATAGACAAGAAATATCCTGTGATACAGAATGGTGAGAAAGTAAAGTTTTGTTATATGAAACTACCTAATATTATGAATGAGAATGTAATTTCATTTGTCTCAGCGTTACCAAAAGAGTTTAAACTTGAACAATATATTGATTACGATTTACAATTTCAGAAATCATTTGTCGAACCTTTGGGTGTAATATTAGATAAGATCGGGTGGACTACTGAACCAGTAAGTACACTAGAATCATTTTTTGGGTAGAGATATGAAAAACTTGACAGATACCGATTCGGTGATATAATAGATATATGACTGAAATTCAATTACTCTTTTTGTCACTTCATTTAGTGACCTGGTTTATGTTAGGTCTTGTTCATATGCAAATCCAATCTTGGAAAAAAGAAATAAGACAACATATAGATTATGACAATAGTTTGAAAGCTATGAGAAAAGAAAAAAGAAACAGTTAAATTATGGAGATAAATTATGAGTTATTTGAAAAACTTAGTAAAAACAACAGGTAATGAGTTCGCTTCTATTGTAGAAGACGGAGTACAGGCAGCAGATGTAAGTGGTTACATCGATACTGGTTCGTACATCTTTAACGCTTTATTATCTGGTTCAATACACGATGGATTACCGAACAATAAGATCACAGCATTAGCAGGTGAATCAGCAACAGGTAAAACATTCTTCGCACTTGGAATGTGTAAACAATTCTTACAAGATAATCCCGATTCCGCGGTTATCTATTTCGAATCAGAAAGTGCAATCACAAAAGACATGATCGAGGAAAGAGGAATAGATTCTTCAAGAATCGTGATTGTACCTGTAACAACAATTCAAGAGTTCAGAACTCAATCGATTAAGATTCTTGATCAATATATGAAAGACAAGTCAGACATGAAGATGTGTTTTGTACTTGATTCATTAGGTATGTTGTCAACAACTAAAGAGATTGATGATACAGCGTCTGGAGCAGAGACCAAAGATATGACTAGAGCACAGTTAGTCAAAGGTACATTCAGAGTGTTGACTCTAAAATTAGGTAGAGCAGGTGTTCCGTTAATCGTAACTAATCATACTTATGATGAAATGGGACTATTCGCGAAGAAAGTAATGGGTGGAGGATCGGGTCTTAAGTACGCCGCTTCATCAATTATATTCTTGTCTAAGAAAAAAGAAAAAGACGGGAAAGATGTTATTGGAAATATTGTTCATTGTAAGAATGAGAAATCAAGACTTACTATTGAGAACAAAATGGTAGATGTAATGTTATCATACGAAACAGGTTTAGATAGATACTATGGATTGTTAGAACTAGCAGTCAAGTATGGTGTATTTAAACAATCATCAACAAGAATAGAATTACCCGATGGTACAACACAATTTGGTAAAACTATTAATAACAATCCCGAGAAGTATTTTACAGAAGAAGTACTTACACAATTAGACGAAGCAGCGAAAAAAGAATTTAAATATGGCAACCAGACTA